GAAGGAGGCTCTGGAGGGCTTGAAGAAATCGTCGGACTTCGGTATTGAGATAGCGAGGGCTGCCGGCGTGGGCAGTGAGGCTCTGGCGAAGATGACTGCCGATGCTGCGAAGGCCAGGTTGGAGCTGGCACAGATGAATGTGCAGAGTGCGAAGCAGGAGTTGGCCCATGCTGCCGACAGCGGCAACGTCTTTGACTTCTCGAATCTGAGTAAGAACATGGAGGCTGCGCTGGCGATGGAGAAAGAAGCCGAGGAAGCCTTCATCGAGGCCAATGACAATTATAAGAAGGTGGTGGAGACACGACAGAGGATTGTGGCCGAGGCTGACAATCAGACGACGGAGAAGGGCATCCAGAACACCATTAATGCGCTGCGTGAGATGCGGAGCGAGGTTGATTTGAACTCCAAAGAATACGAGGATTTCACTAAGAAGATTGCCAGTCTGGAGGCCAAATTGCCGAAAAATACGACGGGACGGCCCACCGCGCCGAAGATTTCAAAGGCGCAGAGCGAGGAGCAGAAGATAGCCGAGCAGATTGGTGTGCTGACTGTGGAATATCAGGAGTTGGCTACCGTTGCGAAGAGTGCCGAAGGAGCGATGAGGAATGGCGTGACGGAGCGTATGAACGCCATCAGGGACGAGATTCGCTTGTTGCAGGCACGGAATGACGAGTTGAAGAAGTTCGCTGCCGAGGCCAAGAGCGTGCAGTTTGCCAACGGTTCTTTGCCTGCTTTGACGCAGCAGTTGAAGGAGCTACAGGATGCACAGGCACAGAGTCTGAACAGCAGGCAGTGGAAAGCCTATCAGGAACAGATTGAGCAGGCGCAGCATGCCATCGACGCGCTGAAGGGCAAGTGGCAGGAGGGTTTGCAGGCTATCTTCTCGATGCCGAGGACTGTCACTGTGACCGCTGAGACCGACGAAGCACAGGCGAAGTTGGCTGCTATCGGTGCAGTAAGAATCAGTGACAAGACGTTTGCTGTGCTGGCCAACGATAGTGATGTGCTTCGGAATATTCAGGACATCGAGGGTATTGTTGTCGATGACAAGGTGTTCACCGTGACCGCCGAGACCGACGAGGCAAAGGAGCAGTTGCGGGCTATCGGAGCCGTGCAAATTGCGGACAAGATGTTTGCCGTGCTTGCCAATGATGATGATGTGCTGAAGAATGTCAGGGACATTGAAGGCATTGAGATTGAAGATAAGTCGTTCTTGGTGACCGCCGATACGGAGGATGCGAAGAAGGAGTTGGCAGCTATCGGAGCCGTGCAAATTGCGGACAAGATGTTTGCCGTGCTTGCCAATGACGATGATGTGCTGAAAAATATCCAGGATATTGAGGGCATCGAGATTGCCGACAAGTCGTTCTTGGTAAGTGCCGATACCGACGAGGCAAAGGAGCAGTTGCGGGCTATCGGTGCCGTGCAGCTGAGCGACAAGATGTTTGCCGTGCTTGCCAATGACGATGATGTGCTGAAAAATATCCAGGATATTGAGGGCATCGAGATAGCCGACAAGTCGTTCTTGGTAAGTGCCGAAACCGACGAGGCAAAGGAGCAGCTGAGGGCTATCGGTGGCATGGAGATTACGGACAAGACGTTTGCTGTGAGGGTGAATGACGGTGACGTGATGAGTCAGCTTCAGGCTATCGAGGGCGTGGAGATAGCGGAAAAGACGGTGACGGTGGTTGCCGATACTGCTGAAGCCTATGCCGATATTCAGGAGTTGACGCGGAATGTGGACGGTACGACGGTGACGTTTCAAGTGGTGCCTAAGTTGGAGCCTGAGCCAAACATCAAGAACTCGGCTGGTCTGAGTGCCTATATCAGCAGTATCAAGAACGACCTTGCCAATGCCGACTTCGGGAGTGCGCTGTATGCGAGTTTGGAGAGTCAGCTGGCAGATATGACCATGTTGCAGAGCCTTGTGAGCGAATCGCTGAAGGCAGGACTTGGCACGGCGATGTTTGATGTTGCCGACGAGCTTGGTCAGGACTTCTGGACGCGGGCCATGAACGGAGGCGTGGAGAACGTGGACTGGCAGGCTATTGCCGACGTGATTAACTCAAAGCGAAAGGAGATGGGCCTTGACCAGCTGACGCTGGACTTCGACAGTGGGAAGGTGAGCAGCAACGGCAAGCGTACACGGATGGACGAGAACTTGTCGAAAGTGGCGAGCGGTCTGTCGTCGGTGACTGGCGGTCTGAAACAGATTGGGCTTGATGTGCCAAAGGAGGTGGATGAGGTTATCGGAGCCATTCAGGGGCTGTGTGCGATTATTCAGGGCGTGCAGACTATCGTGAGTGTGACGACGACGGGTGCTTTGACGGCTAATACGGCAGCACTTATCGCTTTGACTGCGGCTGTGAACGCTAATAGTATCGTAAGTTCTATTCCAGTGTTTGCTGGAGGTGGTATTGTGCCTCACGCCGCTACAGGACGGATGATCGAGGGCAGGCACTATTCGGGAGATAATATCTATGCCGGCGGAGCGATGGTCAATGCCGGGGAGCTGGTGCTCAACAAGGCCGCCCAAGGCAATCTGGCGAGCCTGTTGCAGGACGGTGAGCGCGGCGGTGGCGTGCAGTTGGCACGGGTGAGCGGTGAGCAGATATATGTTGCCATGAGTAACTATTTGCAGAGGAGTGGGAAGGGAGAGTTGGTGACGTGGAAATGACCTCTCCCCCAGCCCCTCCCCGTGCAGGGAGGGGGGAAAAGCCTCTCCCCCGACCCCTCTCCAGAGGGAGAGGGGAGAAATAAAGACAGAATCGCTCGGCTCTGCCGCTTGCTACCGAAGGGACGCAAGAACAGAATAACAAAAAAGACGGATAGACGGGGAAACGACTTTAGACTTTAGAATTTAGACGCTACCACCCCCAGCCCCTCCTCCCTGGAGGAGGGGAGTAAAAGAGACAATAAAAAAAACGAGATATGGCACAGGTAGGTAATAACATCATTGTGTATGTGTCGGAGAATAACGGCACGAGTTGGACAGCTGTAGCGGCGACGAGAAGCGACGAGTTGCAGGCAGAGGCTGAGCTGATTGAGAAGGCAAGCGCGAGTCAGCAGGCGTGGAAGGAGTATGTCGCCGGCAGGAAGAGCTGGGGGCTGACGGTCAGTTGGCTGGTGGTGAACGTGGCTGACATCAGGAACGTGCTGAAAGTCGGGACGCGAGTGAAGATTCGCGTCGGAGGCAGGACGTTCTCGTCGAGTGCCGGTGTGGAGGGCTATGCGTATGTGAGGACGTGCAAGACGACACACACGAGAGGGAATATTGCTAACGGGAGCTTTGCTTTTGTGGGGGATGGATCGCTTACATAATAACGGAAAAAGACATAATAACATAATAACAAAAAAAAGACATAATCGCTCGGCTTTAACCTACCACCCCCAGCCCCTCCTCCGAGGAGGAGGGGAGTTAGAGGGGAGTTGAGAAAAGATTGGTAAACCTAAGGAATGAAGGTGAGGGAGTTAAAAAGAAGAGAATATGCTGGATACTGATAGTTTGTTTATTGCCGCGCTGAAAGGGAATGCGGAGTTGATGGTGTTGCTGGGAGGGGAAGAGCCTACCCCCGAACCTGATACCCCCTCCCTGCCTCCCCCGAACGGGGGAGGGGAAGAGGATGAAAATGAGCCTACCACCACTGACCCCTCCTCCCAGGAGGAGGGGAGTGACCCCACCCCTGCCCCCTCAGACCCCACCCCCAGCCCCTCCCCGAACGGAGAGGGGGGTGATGAAGAGGGGAGTAGTAAAGAAGCAAGGTTGTATGGCACGGCGATACCGTTGCCGGACGATGATGCGGAGAACGTGGAGGTGCCGTATGTGATCGTGACTTTTGACGGCTTGACGAATGTGGAGGAGTCGAAGGACGTGCCATACGAGGGTGATGAGGACCGCGTGAACATCGGTGTGGAGGTGACGGCGAAGACGCTGAAGGACTTGCACGATCTGACGCAGATGGTGAGAGAGACGATACTGGGTTATTTCCAGGAGAACGAGACGGCGGTGAGAGACTACCAGATGAGTGCTGACGGTATTCAGTATGATGCGAAGAAGCCCTGCTATTGGCAGGTATTGAGATATGTTTGTGATGTTGAACCTCTAAATATTGACGAAAATGAGTAAGATTAAAGGACAGAATTTTGTGACCAGTGCATCTATCGTTGCTAATGAGACGAACTGCACGGTGACCGTGACTGGTAACACGGAAGATGTCAGCGACAAGTCGGCTACTGGACTGTACTCGAAGGAGAGTGTGGTATCTACGAGCTGGCAGGTGCAGACAGACACGTACCAGAGCGAACCTGAGCAGCTGAAGGCTATTTTGAACACCTTCAATGCTGCGGCATCTATCGCCGTAGGCTGGAGTGCCGACGGTGCTTCTGGCATCAGTAAGAGCGGACAGGCCCTGCTGAATGACTTCGTGATGAACTTTAACGACCGTGAGACGGTCAATGTTTCACTACAATTCCAGGGAACGGGAGCCCTCAGTTAGAAATTATGAAGAAAGGACAATACATCAGACTGTTGCTCTCTACGACAGCAACACCTACGAAGGTTATTGCAGCTTCCAAGCAGATGGCATTGCACGGATCGGCTACCGTTGAAGAGTCGTCAACGAAAGATACGACCGGCGACAGTATGGACTACGAATGTACGGGCTTGGCCTATGACATTACAGGCTCTGCGCTGATTCTGACCTCGAATGATGCGCTGAACACCGGTGCCAACTCAGCAGCCGACATGCTGGCTAATCTGGGTGATACGGAGCTATACTGGCGCATCTGCGTGATGGAGGGCACAAACAACCGTACTGTTGTCGAAGAGATTTGCTCAGGCAAGTGCAAGCTGACCAGCTGGAGTGCACAGGGCCAGAACAAGCAGAATGCGATGTATAACTATACGCTGACTGGATTTGGGGCCATCACCGTGCCGACACAGGCATAGTGTGAAAGTGGTAAACCCCTGACGATGAGTCGGGGGTTTATTGTAGGCGAATGTCTCACCTACACAAAGGAACTATGAACTATGAGCGTATTTAACAAGAGGAGAGAGATGGAAGAGCAGCAGGCGTTGGAGGTGTTGCTGGGGCTGACGTGGAGCAGCAAGGCATCGTTGAAGAAACATTGTATTTTGGCTTATGGTGGCAACATTCAGAAGGCATCGGAGGCATACGATTTTCTGGTGAAGGATATGGAAGCCCTGCCAGATGTTGATCCTGTACCGCCGACCACGATGCAGCAGATGAAAGACATGGCGAACGGTGTTGTGGGCTGGCTTGGTCAGAATCAGGGGACGCTGATTGACACCTTCAACACTGTGAGAGGGTTGTTTGGAAAGGTTGGAGCGGTGGCTGAGGAAGCCGAGGAAGTAACGATAGAGGAATAAGGAATGATGAAACTGTATGAAGTGAAGGTGAATGTGTATGCTGACGACGAGCGTCAGGCACAGGCAGCGGAGGAGGCGTTGAACTCGTTTGTGACGGAGTTGCGGGCTAAAGGCCGTGCGGTGACGGCACAGAAGTTGGCCGAGGCCGTCGGCAAATGGCAGCGGAATGCCATTGTGAGGGTAGAAGTTTTAAATCATTTTCCAAAGATAGCGAAGTGATGGCAGAGATTGATGGACAGGTTGCTGTGGAGCAACAGCAGCAGCAAGGAAAGATTTGCTATGGCGATTGTTTTTCCTGCGGTTATCAGCAGGCTTGGCTGTGTACGGCCATGAACTCGCTGCGGACCATGAGGATGGCGGAGTCGCTGGCTGTGGAGTTGCAGGCGTTGAAGGCACAGGTGGCAGAGCTTCAGGAGAAGTTTGGCAGTGAGCCAGAGCCACCTGTTCAAGAAGCTGCAGCTGAGCCACAGCCTACGGAGAAGAAGAAGAAATAGCACAGAGTGCTGGCGGTGCAGATAATAGGCTGGCGGAACGAACAAACAACAAAAAGTATGTGTAACAAGAATGGACAGACGTATGTGAACTGGCTGACTCCTGGTCCGGGTAGTACGGAGGCCAGTGCGCAGTGGCAGGTGGGCTTGACTCACTACACCTGCGGCAACAAGAAGATGTGTGTGAACAATGGTGACGGGTTTCCCGTGGCGAGTGCGCTAAGCGTGCAGATCATCGGTGGCCCGAACTTGATTCCTGACAGCGGGCAGTATTGCTGTGACGTGCGGATTATCTGCGATGTGACCTATCAGCAGATTTATGGCTGCGGTTGCTGTCCGAACTATTGCCCTGTGACGGAAAAAGTGGTGGCTACGGTGTGTGTGCCTTGTAGTGAAACTCTGCCGACGGTGGCTGATGCAGGTGTGAATTGTCAGGCTGCTAATGTGCAGTGTGGCTGTTCTACCACGAATGAGATGTCGCTGAATGTGGCCTTTACGTTGGAAACGGCTACCGAGGCCGACGAAACAGACGGGGAGGGATAAGAGATGATGTGGGATGTCGTCGCGGTGATGGTGGCCGCTGTGCTGGTCAATCACATGGGGCTTATTGACGAGCTTGAGCGCAGGCTGAAAAGAGAGCTGCCCATATTGAATTGCGTGCGGTGCCTCACGTTCTGGTCGGTGCTGCTGGTGATGATTTTCAGGAGCAAGTCAACGACGCATGTAGAGGTCATCGTGGCGACATCCTTCGTTGCATCTTTTGCAGCCCAATGGCTGGAGTTGTTTTTTGGATTTTTGAGCAAGATATATGAAAGACTATACAAAAAAATCTACCCCCAGGAAGTCGGTAAAGAGTTCGAATGGAAAAAAGACGACGGTGCAGCATACACTGCGAATACCACGTCAGAAGTGTCCCAACTGCGGTGGGAGGTGGAGTTAAATGACGAATGACTATGAAAGAAAGATACGAGCAGCTATATAAGTACATGGCCGAGAGCAAAGACCCTGAGAACATGAAGCTCTTCGGTCAGGTGATGAGCGAATTGATGGATAGGGCTATCAGGAATGACGCATCATTCGCCGAAAAGGAGATTGACAAACTGGAGGCGATGATGTGGCAGCAATACCTGAGTCGCTCGGAGGCTGAGCATATTGTGGGCAACATGTCGCCTTCTGCTCCTTGGGGTTTCGGTACATGGAAAAGTGCCATGCAGCAGGCTGGATTGCCGACGATGGAGGAAGGACTGTATAATGAATATGCGCTGTGGACGGAGATGAACAAAGTTATG